TCGCGTGTGGATTGAACTCGACCCCCCAGCGCCTGGCCATCCTGAACAAGGGCATGACCGAGCGGCTGCAGCCACCAAGCTCTTGGCCAAACTGGGGATTGACTATGGTACTTACCCGGCGGTCTGGTTTGATGAGAAGAAAAGGCAGTATGCCTTCACTCAATCATCGGCCGGCAGCTTTGTATGGGCCTCGGACCATGGTCATTGGTTCAATTTAGACAAGCTATCTGTTTAATCACTGCAACCCCAAACCCGCCAGCTCAACCCTGGCGGGTTTTTTCACTGCAACTGCCCCATCAACCATTGCCGGTGTTCCCCTGACAGCATTTTGGCTGCCACGTCCATGGGCATGACTTCGCCGAACTCAATTGCTGACACCTCTCCTGTGCCGAACACTGGCCCGATGAGCGCGTACTTGGTCCCGCCGACCGTGATGATGACTACTTGAACCATGGGCCGTGGATCAAGGACCTCCATGATCTCCCGCAGAGACGGTGTGGTCACTTTTTCACCTCCACCCAAGTGCCGGGCGCGACGTACCCTTCCTTAACTCCCAGGTCAAAGGAGAGTTTCTCCACCTCACTGGCCAGGTACTCGGCTTTCCTCAAGCACTCCTTACCCTGGGCTGCCAGAAACTCCATTTGGTCGTTTTGGATTTCAATTCTTCTGCGCAAACTGGCGATGTACTCAAGAGTTTCTACACAGGTAACGGGGACAGGTGGGTTTTCTGTTGAAAAGGTAGCGGGTCTCATGTTGTCTCCTTCAAAAGTGAAATGGGAAAGTGGCAGCAGGCTTTTGACTTACTGTTTGCCACTTGGATAAACGCGGTCCGTGGTCCTGAGGTCTGGTCGGGGTGTTCGCTCCAGCGTCTGCAATTCTGACATTTCGCGTCCACGTTGACGGGTTGGCAGCGGCAATAGTCCCACGGCAGGGGATGAACCATTTTGGTCATGTGCTCGGCTCCTTGCCCCACCGTTTACATAATTGCTTCACTGTTTTGCTTTGCTTCTTCTTGTTGCACACCGCGCTCTTTGATGCTTCTTTTGCCTTAAGCTGCAGCTGCCAAGGTGTAAGAGGTTGTGGTGGGTCGGGGAACAATCCGTTGTACCCGACGATGCCCAGTACTATGCTGATGATAATTTTGTCAATCATTTATAAACAGGCACAACTTCGCCCCCAAAGTCTTTTTGAACATCCCTAGCCTCACTCTCAAACCAAAAGAACATGGGTGAATGGTTTTCTTTAGTCCAAACATATCCGTATAGCTTCATGTGTTCTTATCCTTGAGTTTTGCTTGCACATTGAGCTTGGCTGTCTCTCTGTCAACCATAAAGTCGCCGTCCATGTTGCAATCAAGCATCTCCTCATCCGTCAGATTTACCCACGGCTTCCTTGCCACCAAGGTGCGTACAAGCCTCTGAATGGTGCATCCACAGGTCCTACCTTCGTTACAATTGTTGTTGCATGGTGGGCAAGTCATCAAAACTTCTCCCCATAAAACTTGCCGATGACCTCGGCCAGCTCGTGAATGTGAAAGTCACCGCCCTCACCTCCGGCGTCGCTGATCCAAATCATCCCTGGCTGCACGCCCGGTGTCAGCCTCCAGCCGGCCACGTGGACCTCGTAATGTGCTCTGCCGTCCTTGAAACCTTGGTCATAGGCCACCTGTGCTTTGCATGCATCCTCGATGGTCATCAAAGTGTACTTCTGACATTCTTCCCAGACAAACCTGGCGGACTCAAGTCCCAGGTGTTTTTGTTCTGCTTTGGTCAATTCGGACCACCATTCTTCAAAGTTCATGACGGCCTCCTGGACCGGATTTTTGCGCTCTGACCCAAACAGCAAAAGAGGCAAGCAGGCGGCTGTTAATCGGTAAAGCGTAGATGGCCAGGGCAACTTCTTCCAGAGTGTCATTGCGGACGTCGTGCTCACGGTGCGTCCAGTTCGCAGGCAGGTCGTGCGTTAAAGAGTCGGAGTACTCGTCAAGCATTTCAGCAATAGATTTCTTATTCATGTCAGTTTCCTTGTTTAAAAATATTCGTGATCCGTGACCATGCCAGCTGGCGCAGTGACACTGCAGCCAACTTCTTCTCAAGCCTCAAGACCGTAAAACCCAGCTCGAGGTTCGCGCCCACCAGCTCGTCAATGTCTTTGCGGCACTGTGCCAAGCCTTCACTGAAACCCTTGGCATAGCCCGCAGCCTCCACGTCCTTAAAGGTGCGGTGTTTGTATTTAGTCTGTGTCATATTGGTTTTCCATGTGTTGAAAAACGGTGTGTTCCAAGTTGGCCAGGTCTTCCCCTGTCATCTCGCTCTCCAGCTCAGGGTAAGGTTGGCCGTTGAGGTGGAGGATTTCCCATTCTCCTTCACCGCCTTCGGACGGTGCCCAGTTATCGGGGTGGCCGGACAGATTGGCGGGCACGTAGCCCTCCCAGTCTGTCACGCGGATGATGCAGGGAATGCCGTTGATGCTGTACTCAAATTCAGTCATACCTTGACCTCCAGCAACTCCTGCTCATCATCCTCGCTGGCGTACTCCGAGAACAAGGTCAGCTCAAAGTTGCCCTCATTGGTTTCAATGATGATGTCCCGCGAGGCGGACAACATATCATTGGTTTTGCTGGGACGGATTGCGCTTAAGCGGATGCTCTTGACGCGGTGAATGTTCAAATTGAAGTTCATCTCTTTCTCTCTTTCTTTGGTTAAATTATCGTGCGTTACCCTGCAAGCGGTCCGCGATCAGTGTGGCGTAGCCCGCGATGTCTACCCAGCTGTCCACCTTGTCGGGGTTACCGTTGACAATGCGTGCCATCTTGTGGACGATCATCTCCAAGGCTTCCCACTGGTCGTCGGCAAAGGTCTTGTCGTGCTTGGCTGCGTGGTCCGCGAGCAGTCGTTTGATGCCCTGCATCAATGCAGCGCCATCCTTGAACTTGCCGTAGTCTTTGGCCCGTTCGTCGAGGGTCTCGTCCACGCCGGTCTCTTGCTCAACCTCTTTCAAAATCATTTTCCAGGAGCTGACTGGGGGCATTGGCACCATTGCTGGCGGCTGCCATTCGTCTTGTACTTGCTTGCGCAGCTTGTAGGTCATTGGCTTGGGGGACTGAAACTTGGTGGCCACCTTGGTCACTTCAGCGTCGGGGTACTTGCGAAAATATTCGCGAACTTTGTCAGACTTGGTCATGTTGCTTCCTTTTGAGTTTGAATGATTGCACGTGCTTTGCCTTGGGCCACTGCCCTTTGAACAAAGTCGTACGCCTTCTCGATGTCATGCACAGTGGCATGCGCCAGCTGCTCTTCATGCAGGTCCATCACCAGCTTCAGTGCTTCCCACTGCTTGGCTGTCATGATGAACCGCATTCCGTTGGCCACGCCGCGTCGAGAAAAAGCAAGCAAGGCGTCTTGCCCTTGCCTGATTTCGTCGAGCCAGTCGATGCCTTTGCCCATGATGGCCAGTGCTTCAGTAATATTGAAAGCGCCGATCAACATGTCAATGTCGTCTCTAACCGCCTCGCCTTTGCGGACCTGCTCCAAGGCTGCACGGTTCTTTATCTGCATGTTGATGTACACGCCTGGCATGTCGCGCAGAGGCTTGAAACCTGACAGCACAAAGTCTAGAGGACTCTGAAAAATTGTGCGGGGTCGGTACTTGCTGCGCTTTTTCATCTTGAACGGCGGAACAAAGGACGGTAGTTACCCAACAATATATTCTGAAAAAGTTCTTCGTCTTGTGTTGTCGGGGGAGGTTTAGACTGATGCGTAAGACCAATCAATACCTTACCGGTGCACAAGAACTTGTTTGATGCAACAAGTTCCTTAAACACCTTTTGCTCTCTCGTAGAGGCTTTTTTAATCATTGCTCTCTTTCTCCTTTCTACTTTTGAGCTGTGATCTTAGCATATCTAGTTCACTTGTCAACAACTCAACTTTCTTTTCTGCATTCAACCATGCTTCACGCCACAGTCTTTGGTCTTCAATGCGCTGGGCTGCTGCTTCAAGTAGGTACTCTATGTGGGGAAAGACCTCTTTGACTGAGCGTAGTTCCTCTTGTAGTTTCATCAGTTGCCTCCAAGGTGGTTCTCCGCAATGTCGTCTTCAAAAAGCATCATCTGATCCTCAGTGAGGGTCTTGGTGATGTCCACTTGGCGGGGCTTGCCGCTGGGTCCTGTGATGGTCAACAAGACTTTGGTGATGTCCAGTTGCGCGGGCAGTTCCGTGTCTTCCACCAGCATGGCTGGGAGTACCTCAAAAGTGAGTTCGACGGGGAATGTCATTTCGGTCTTGTGTTTCATTTTTAGCTTTCTCTCTTGTTTTTGCAATACGCTGCAGCGTCAGGGATTCTTGGTAGGCTTTGTCAAAGGCAGGAACCAGTAGGCTTTGCATGTACGCACCCATTCCTACTTTGTAGAACGCGGCCATCTCTTTGAGCATGTAATACGCGTCCTCAGGTAGCGACACGGTGATCCATCGTTGCCCGGGTCTCTTGGACGGTGACGCACGTACAGCGTCGTATCGATCCTTCTTCTTAGGACCGGAACGCTTAGGTCTACCCCGCTTCTTAATTGGCTGGCGAATGTACGGCTCTGGGTGAGCAGGTACAACTTGAGTTCGCGGCGCTGGTCTTCTTCCCATTTAATTCTCCTTTCTATTG